AGTTATAATGATTAACCATATATTCAGACATATCATTATTAGGTTGTACTACTCTAAAAACTTTTTTATAAGTATAATGTTCTTTAGCTAAATTATATATAACTTGGCCTAATCTCCTTAAAGAACCTTCAATATCTCTTAATTTTGATTTACTTCTTCTTTGACCAAAATCTTCAAGCATCATTGTAGCAGAAGATGTTTTTGGTGCAACTTCCGTATTCCCTTGCATCATCTCAAATATACCCATATTTAAATCAATATACTTTTCAATAAGCTGAGGCAATTGCATTACAGAGTTAGATAAAGGTTGTGGAGAAGGGAAATGTGGTTCTCCCATTGACGGGTCATATTCTATTGTTGCATTAGGATTAGCCCAATCTCTTTCTAATTCTTCTATATCATCAACACTTCCTTGAGGTATTAACAGCTTTAAGCCTGATGATGCTTGCGCATGCGAAGTAATTAATGACATTGTTTTATTTAAAAATCTTTGAAAATCTTTATTCTTTCTAACATCACTCATAGGATATGGAGTATTAGTCCATATGTTTGGAACAGGAACAATAGGATATTTATCTGTATTTAAAATTCTTTCATATAAAACAATTTGCCCTAAAGTACATGTTAATTTAATTCTTGTTTGTTGGACTTCAACAATATCAATCAATCCTGCTTCTACAGCTTCTGGCATACCAGATTCTGATAGAAACATTTGCATATTTTCTGAATCAAGGATTCTCTCTTCTCCACTTTTCATATCCATAATTCTATAATATGGAACTTTAATCTTGGAAAAATGTTCAATTAATTGATATCTTTCAGACCCTTCTCCAGTATCTTTATCTTTGATATAGTCAGGAGTAAATGAACCTACAGTTCTTTTATTTAAAGGAGACGGATATGTATCGTCTTCATAATAGCTTTCTACTTCATCAATAAGCATTTTACCATTTTCTTCATTGACTTCTTGTAGCTGAGGATATAAATCTAATAACTGAAACTTTGTAAATATAGTTGATAACATCATCCCTGTAGCATCATCAAAATATCTACTTCTAGCATTTGGGTCTATACAAACCCTAAATGGGTCTACATATGTAAATTTAACTTCTCCTCTACCGTAATCAGCTTCTCTGTCTACATATGCATAAAAATAACCTAATCCAGTAACAGTATAATCATGTATAGTTTGTTTAAATATTTCATTACCATCGGATATATTCCAAATATATTCAAGTATTGTTTTCCATACATTTGCCAAATCACTATCTGAATCTTCTCTAGGCATTGCTGAGAACTTCGGAGGTTTTGATGTTATAATAGCTTTAAATTGTTCAATAGCTCCGTAAAGCCTATCTAATGGAATATTTGACTGATTTCTGGATTCAAGTTCAGAAGCTTCGTTTTCACTGAAATGATTGCCTAAATAAAAATCAATGTCTTCTCGTGCATGGTCTTCCCACTCTTTTCTGGCATCATGCCATCTATCCCATAGTTCTTTTGTATATATTGCTCGTTTATCCGCTTCTATCATAGTGTGTAATATAATAATTATTTATTAGAAAATCAAATACGTGAACCCGTCATCCAATTATAACGTTTCTTTGGCTTCTCCCAAGAGTCACCTTTTTTAACTTTTTTTATCTTTCCAGCCTTCTTATTTCCTTTTGCATATTGAGTTGATAACCAAAAAGCATCTATAGTATCATCATGTGAACCTTTAGGAAAATCAAGTAATTCTCCTATAAATTCATGCATATCTTTTTTTAAATGAACAGCTCCTGCTTTAAACATAGGTTGAAGTCCTTCAAATAGCCTATCTTTCTTTTTTTGTTGTCCATATCCTTTTATTCCCATTTCAATACCAGGTAAGAATTTTCCCTCTTTTTTACTTCTCTTTTGAACATAATCTCTTAACATTTCTTGATATGATATTGTTTCAATGTTTATTCTCTTAATCGGGCTATATCGTTCTGCAATCTTAAATATCTGGTCGGCACACTCCATTGGTAATACTCTTTTTCTCCAATATTCAATAATATAATAATCGTATTCAGCAGTAACAGCAGTGACCATAATAACACTATAGTCGTTCCTAGAACCCAGCGTTGAAGCAGGGTCAACCCCGATATAAATATTGACATATTCCATACTCCCATCTTCAAGTTTTAAATACCATGAATTAGCTCCTTCATCAAATTTAAGATTTCCAGAGTAAAATCCTCCTGTTATATCTTCCTCAGAAAACACTTGGTCCTCTGGAGATTTAGCTTGATTCATATATTCCTGATAAAATTTAGCAGGTGTACCTGAATCTATATAAAATTGTTTTCTTTCTTCAATTTTTTTCATAGGCCAACGTGAAGGCCATAATGGAGTTCCATCATCTTGTATAGCCTTATGTGTTTCAACATTCCAAGAGTATTCTTCTCCTGTTTTTTGAGCCTGTTGATAGTTTTTAACAAGACCATTTAAGAAAGAATCATAATGAACGATTGTTCCATTACACCATAAGAATCCACCTTTATCAAAATCAATAGCTGGATATACTGCAGCAGTAACCCAATTCTTTATTTGCAATCTAGACTCTGGAGTTTTAGTATTTAATTCAGATTCAAAGTCATCAAGTATAATTCCAGTATATCTTGTAGATAATTGCTTTTTACCACGAAGTCGCTGTGATGCTCCTTTAGCAATCATCCTACAATTATTCTTTAATACAATTTCGTTTTTTGTCCACTTATCTCCCTGCAGGTCACCGAAATAGTAATGTATTGCAGGATTCTCGTAAATATGAGTGGCTATCCAATTAAGGTTATCAATGGCCTGGTCTTGTGCCTCGCCAACCCAAGCGATAAATTCTGGGCTATCTTTTGTCGCAAATAAAAACCGATGTAAAACAGCACATGCCGCTAAGGTTGACTTTGCGTGGTCACGAGGCAAGACAAGAGCCAATTGTTGAATATCTCTATTTAAAAGCAATTTTCCTACATTCACATGGAAATCTGGAGTAGCCGAAGCTAAGAAGTCCTGTGGAGAAAATAACTTGCCAAATACAATCAAATCCTTATAGGCCATTTCAAGAATCTTCTCATTCTGTGAAATATCTCCGTTTAAATTTAAATTAGCCATTTAGCAATTCCATTTTTTTAAAGATAACGATAATCTGTCTTTTCCTGTATTATTACTAGGTTTTTGACGTTTTCTCATTCCCTTCATACGTGCACAGAAAGATTTCTTACGAGCACCTCCTTTTGGCTGAGGAGCCTTTAAATCAGAGCCTGGATTTTGTCTTTCATAGGATTTCCTTCCTTTTTCATTCAATCCACCGCTAGGATTCTTTCCTTCTTTTCTTTGCCACGCAGGACTAACTTTTCCTCCTTGTTTGTAGCTAGTTCGCTTACTTGCATCTTTTACAGGTATACCCGATACCCATTTATCTTGTGGTCACTTTTTCTTCATAATTCTATAACGAAGCTTCTCCAGCTTTAGAAGATGTATCAATTGGTTCAATAACAGATGCTAATATCTGTGTAAACCTTGCCATACCCTCCGCAGGTGGTAATTGTTTAGCAGTAGCATTAACATGGTATTTAGCGCTAAAATCAGTTGACCTAGTGTTTGTTTTAGATGAAGATACAGTTCCAGACACATTATGATGCGCTTGAACATTTACACTTCCCCATCCCCATGATGCGCTAGCTCCAACCTTTACACCACTATCTTTTGTCTTACTTTTAGATGCAGTAGATGTATCAGTAGAACTTTGCTTAACTTCCATCTCAAAATCTATTTCCATAGTATCCATTGCAAAATTTGGTATATTTACAAGTGATATTACAGGCATCTGAATCATTTGATTAACATGTGCTACTTCTCCTGTTGTTGAAGAGTTTGTCAATCTATCCAGACTTACATTAATAATATTGGCTTCTTTTGAGCCATCTTTGTTTTCTTTGCCTGTAAAAGCTAAATCCTCTACAAAGCTTAATGTTTCTTGTGCTAAAGCTCTTTGTCCTTTAGCTGCACCAATAATAGGATTACATATCAATTCTTCAATAGGTAAACCAACAAATGCTTGAACTGTTGTGTCTTGTGTTGCCATTACTTCTTATCTCCGTTTAGTTAGGTATTATCTTAACAAGTGAGTCTTTAATACGAGCTAACCCCTCTGGGGCATCTTGTCCGTTAAACTTCACCTTAATCTTAGCCATTTCATGACCTTTATTTCTATTGCTTAAATCAGTAAGGAAACTTTTAATACGACTAGGTTTCTTCTTTATTGCCTTACTTTTGTTTATTTCCTCTGATTCCCCTGGAGATAATGCAACTTGCATTTCAATTTCAACTTCTTTAATTCCCATACCGTTATGAGGTACTAAAGTAATCAATGGTATGTTAATTGTCTTCATTTCTCCACTTTGTCCAGCTGGTAATTTAACAGGCACTGTGTAAGGATTACCTTTATTATCAAAGTAATCTTCTTTAATTTCCCCTACATAGTGCTGTTCTATTGTATTTTGTGCCTCAACAATTGACTTATATATCCCTTGAAACACATTGTCTAAACTATTAATAGTTAGTCTCCTTATTTTTTATTCCCTAAAGATGTGAGTATATCATATGCACTTGTGGCTCTATTTCCACTTCTTACTAAATTCTCCTCTTCAGTTGTATCCCCACCTACCTGGTCAAACCATAAACTCATATCAAAATTACCTTTATCAGGATTTTTATATCTTAATTCTTGCGCAGCATCTGCATAATTGCCTTTCTTCAAATCTTTAATAAATCCAGGAAACTTATCAAATAATTTTTTTACTCCCATATTAAAGCTTAAATCAATAAGAACACCTTTAGCATCATCAGGCATTTCATTAAAATCTTTCTTTCCAAATTTAGACATAGTTCTTTCTTCTTTTTCTAAATAATCTTGTAAAAATGTATTAATTCCCTGAGATTCAGACCAACTCATATCTTTATATTCATCTGGTAAAGTTTGATATTTCAATGTATCTAATAAATGGCCAATGCCTATGGTTGGGTATCCTTCGGAATCTAAATATACTTTATCTTTATGGCCTCCTTCAAATTCCATAGTTCTTAACATGCTGTCAGTTAGAGTCATTGCATCGTTTTCATTTAAATTATTTCCACCTAATTTCATAATAAAATCAGATAACATAGAAAAAGGACTATCCATTAGCCGTAAACCTTTCCTAGATAAACAACCTCGGATGCATAAGGGAGACTACTATGTGAGGATATAGAGGGGATTTGCGCTATACTCATGGATATTACACCCGAGGTCTTAATTCTTTTAGTTTTATTTTTATTCATGCTCTTCCTATGCTAATATTCGAGGGGTTAATATACACCAAATTATTGTCTAAATCAAATTGAGAGCTACAATGTGGACACATCCAACCTTCAATTGTGTAGTTATCGTCTGCAAGTAACCCAACTCTTTGCGTTATATGATTGTCATAGTAAAGATTTTCGTCACATACAGGACAATTGTCTCTACTTTTCGCTTTTTTCTTCTTTTTCTGCGTGAGCGAGGATATTTGTTTCTTTGCCATTCTGTAATGCCTCCAATTGTTTTGGTGTGAATCCTTGAAATACCGTTAATTGCTCTTGTTTCTTCTCTGTATCGAATAATCCTGATATTTTAGACAAAGATTCAAGAGAACGTAGCTTATCTGTGTCTCTATCGGACAAATCAGCTATATCTCGGTACTTAGCTATAATCCACTCGGCTGTTACACCCTCACTTTCTAATATCTTTTTAATCTCTTCCTTAACCATACTGCGTATTTCCTCTTTTTGTAGTAAAAATTTAGATTTATTCTTAATATAGTTCTTATCTTTAGCCATTGGGTAAGCTTTTTTATAAGCATCAACAGCATCTTGACCAGAAGCAACATAACTTGCAAATAAGAATTCTCTATTCTTTAAGCTTCTATCCTTTGAACGTGAATAAGTAGCGTCATAATTCCCTGAAAACGTATAAATGTTCTCCGCAATCCCATTCTCTCCCAATATCTTATGACTTTTCTGCTCACATATAAAAGAACCGCAAACTGTTCTAATCATTGTACGTGCCGTCTTATAGCCAGGATGACTTACCTTACTCTTTTTAAGTATTTGGCATATAAATCCATCATCAGTATACACCCAGTCACCCTCATTTCCATCTCGCCAACTAGCAACAACACCCTCTTCATGCCCAAAAGCCTTAAATTCCTCTAGATTATCGTATAAATAGTGATTTATGTTTTTTATCGTTTTCAAATCCATAGCAAAATATACAAAAAATTTTATAAAAATAAAAATAATTAAGCCTCACACTATTATATACACTATTATATACACTATTAAGTACACTATAGTGTATT